CCAGTAAAAATTTTCTTATTATCACTATTAAATACATATCTTCTTTCACCCTTTTGATTGTCAGAAGCATTAAATGACAATATAATATCGCCGACTTTTAAACCGGCTTTAGCTATAGACCCACCAGGATTTACTTTAGTAATTTTTCCAATATCATCAACACGAAAATTATAATTTTTTGTTTCAATTGATACTATCTTTGTAACTAAGTTATGAGTTTTCATAAATTTATTCAACTTATTATTAGTATCCTCCTGTCTTTCCTTATTTACCGCCTCTTTAGTTTCTTTTTCTGCTACGCTTCTAGCTCTAATTGCGTCGTCAATTGTCGAATCTTCAGAATCTAATACATTTTTGTATTTATCATATCTTGCAAGTACTATTTTTTTTCTGGCCTCATTCGCCGCTTCCAATGCACTCTGTTTATCACTCTCTATCGCAGCAGATGCCTTTGCATCAGCTTCTGCTATCTCTTTCAATCGCTCTGTTTCTCTAGCATCATTAATTATTTTGGCTGCTTCCGTTTCTTTTTCTGTCTTCGCTGCTTCCAAATTTGTTATTCTCTTTTTTGCAGTACTCATGTCATTTATTGCTTTATCCTTAGCTTTCACTGCATCATCCTTAACTTTTGTTTCAACTACGATAGTAGTTTGTATTGCTTGTATATTACTGTCGTCAGCTGTATCAGCAGCGTCAGATTTTTTTTTTTTATTTAAATATTTCTTATCCAATACTTGAATTAGTTCATCTTTCTTATCAGCATCTAAGTCTTTATCGCTGTTTATCAGATCTTTTTGCTTGTTAATTTGTGTCTCAAAATCTCTGAGTTCTATAGCCCTTGCTCTCTTATTACTCGCTACAGATGCATTTTCCCTCTCTAGTTCTGACTTTTTTTTAATAATTGCCGCAGTTTTTTCTTCTATAACTTTTATCGCTTTTTCTTCCTTTAAATTAGCATCTTTTAACTTTTGTTTCTCGTCGGTTAAAGCTGTGTTTATCTCTTCTATTGACATAGTTTCTTTTAACTTAGCTACTTCTGCTTCTTGTGCTACTTTTGCTGCTTTTGCTGCTTCTTCTGCTTGTAATCTCTTCAACACTGGTTGACTCTGTACAATGCGACTATCCTTTCCTCCTTTTCCTCCTCCCTTCATAATATTCAACTTCTTTGTTGTAGTAAGCTTTTCCGAACTTGCATGTATTTTGTTTCTATAGTTTCTATTTTTTTTAGTAGTCATTATATATATATAATTATATAATTATATAATTATATAATTTATAAAAGATTTATACCTAATTATAAACATTTAATTGCTATTATTTGGTTATTAATTTGCGAACTTTCATTAATTCAACAAATGGAATTGCTCCTTTGCTTGGTTTAAATAATGTGATTAATGCATTTCCTGTTAATAATAGTAGTTCGCGTAGTTCATCATTTTGTGTAAATTTTGCATATAGCGCCTTTTCTAATAATCCAGGTTCCATTTTTTTAAATTCTTCATCATTTATTAGTGTTGATTTTATAGATTTTTTGGCAAGTTGGCTTTCATAAAATTTTTGCGCTTCTTCTATATTAGAGCCATAAACTCCGTCTTTTTTAAACTTACTAATTATATCAGTTATTCCATTAAATCGGCTAGCTAACATATAGTGTTTTACACTTGTCCAATTAATTCCGTCTATTTTCAAATTTGTCACTAAAAAATCATTATCCAATTTTTTCCGCCATTCGGGGTATTTTTTCTTATTATTTAATTCGAGAACGTTTTTAGAAATCTTTAATTCTGGTTTAATTGTTTCACCGCTACCTTCGCCTACTTTTGCGTGTTTTGATTTATTATATACTTGAATAACTATTGAATCATCATAATCTTGCGACTTAGGCTTTTTAGTATCCACTAATGTATCATATGCACTCTTTTTACTAATACTAGTTGTTTCTACTCCGTGTTTATTTGCAAACGTTTTAAAATCAGGAATTAATACATATAGTCCGGCGTTTTTCTCCATACATCGTTCTAAAATCAATTCTTTAATCTTATAAGGCACTTCGCTAAATGTAAGAGCTCCGCGTTTTAAATTTTTATCATAAGTAACTAATTTATAGTGATTGTTTTGAAAATAGTCAGCCATTATGTAATATGACGGTTCAAAAAGGCCGCGTTCCTCCAATTTTATATCAGGACTAATGCATTGTAAAACGTGTTCTTTTTCGCCTTCAACAAAATGGTTTTGGGATAAAATTATAAATTTTACATTGTATATTCGTTCTAATGAGCTTAGTGCCCAATTATCCGCCCAATAAGCGCCGCCTACTTCCTTTATTACTTTCTTGAGGTCTTGTACACTATTTACATCTTTCATAAATTGAAACTCGTGCGCCAAATCTTCTAATTCTTTGCCTTTAGTGTTAATAGTAGTAAATGTGTTAAAATTGTCTTTGGCATCTTGAATTAGTTTAATTTTATCAGGACCATCGCTTGTTCCAGTAATCATTTTTTTTAAAGTGTTGTGTTTATGTTTATGCGTTTTTAACTGTTCTTGTGTTGTTTTCATATTATTATAATATAGGTCAAATAACTCCTTATAAGTTTGAAAAATGGTTTGGTCTACTTCATTTGCTAATTTCTCTCGAATAGATTTTACAGATGTTTCTATTTTAACCGTTTTCAAAGCATCGCGCAAAACCGCAAAAAAGCAGTCTCCCGCGCCTTCATTATCAACAATTTCATATTTATTACTCCTTAAGTATTTATTAACCCACACATCTTTAGGGTCTTCTTCATAATTCGCAATTTCATAATCGCTTTCCTCTTTACTTTGGCTAATTAAAGTCATTAAATTATAATTAATAGATGACTTGGCGCTAGCCTCGCTTGTAGCCTCGCTATTCGCCTCCTCCTCCTCTTCATCGTCTGAGCTAATAGAAGTGTTGGTATCGACTTCGCTAGGAGCATTAGACATTGTTTCAAAATCATCAATCAAATCATAATTGTTCATAATTAATGATTTGGAATATGGAAACATAATTGGGTCACTAAGTTTGTTTAAATCAATGTCCCCATTATGATCTAATAAAGAATTATAGTCACTATTATTTGTTTCATATATACCAATTTTAGACACAATTGAACTATTATTTACTAAATAGATGTTAAAAAATATTATTTTACTGTTTAAATGTTCGAAATTAGGAGCACCCAAAACAAATTTAATATGCTTATTATATATTTTTGCATTATACACGTATGCCTCTTTATCTAAATCCGATTTATCTATGTTATTTGTTACATTATAGCGAACCTCTTTTTTTAGATTTGAATTAATCATTATAATATATTATATATTATATATAACATATTTTTTATAACATATTTTTTATAACATATTTTTTATAACATATTTTTTATAACATATTTTTTATAACATATAAAACTTAAAAACTTAATTACAATACATATTTTTTATATTTGTCTTCAATATCCATTAGTTTGAATTTAATCTTATTTGTAAAATTTGCATATTTGCATTCATTGGATGCGAGTGTTTTAATAGTATTATACAAATGTAAACAATGATCTATTTTTTTCATTAGTGTTGGGTCTTTAAATAATTCATTGTAAATTAACATTAAAAACTCAAGTATGATTTCGCAATAACTGTTATTTTTTTCTATTTTTAAATTAGTAATGAAAAAGCTATTAAAATAGCTTACAAATTCTTCAATTACATTACAGTTAATAAATAACTGTTTAACATAGTCATTTTCGCAAGCTTCTGATGTTAATTGAAAATTAACTATTTTCTTATTAAAATTTATTATAAAAATAATGAAACATTTATATTTATCATTATTTTTGTTAATAGTATATTCATCATCGTCTATATTATTTTTGATAATGTGCTCTATTTTTAACAGTTCGTTATATTTTTCTTTAAGTAAGTTATATATATATATATTTTCAAAGTTAGAATCTTTAACATAATAATTAATTAATAATGCAAAAAGTAGATTAACATATATAGTGCTATAAGATAAATTATTATAACATATATGCTGTATAATGTAATTATCAATAATTGCATTTTCTTCACTATTGTCCTGTTCAATTAAATCATTATAAATGTTTAGAAATTCGGTTTCTAATTTGCTATAATTGGCAGGCGATAATTTGTTTAATATTATTTTAATGTTGCTTTTAATAGTGTCCAACTTGCTTTTATCTTCGGCGCATTTTTTTTTAGTATTAACATAAGTGTTTTTACTGGTTCTACTTAAAATAAAATTGTCTTTGTTAAGGCTACTATTAGAGCTATAAGCGCTATAAGAAGAGTTAGCATCATATTTTTTAAACTTATTTTTCTTTTTAAATTTGTTATCGTTATCTAATTCAAAAGTATTTAATAATATATCATTATTAACATGCTCTAATACGCTATTTAATAAATCTATAATAGCACTATCTAGTTTTTCGTGCTCTATTGATTTATAATAACTAGCAATAAATGATATGTCATAAATAATCATTAATAATGTTAATAATATTAAAATTTAATGTTATTCTTTTAATTATTTTCGTTATATTAATATTTATAAAGTATTTACTCTTTATAAATATATTATGGAACTAATTAGAACCTTAATAAGTTATTATGACAAAGGCGAATATAATACTAAAGATAAATATAGTGATGCATTTAAGTTACCTATAGAATATTTAGACGCAAATTCATTATTTGTCATTAATAATAATATTATTACTGATTTAGAATTAGTGAAGGTTAATCCTGCTGCTAACGCTAGTTACCCTAGTGATGCGAATAACGTGATTAATTTATTAGATATTTCTAATGCTAATGATAGTAACGCGAATAATGCAAACTATAATTTATATTATCACGTTTTTGATCCTAAAACAATTTTCGAGAAAAATATTATTAATAAGTGGAGTAAATACTATACAAATAACACGGAATTTTTATCAGAAACTCAAGATTTGATTAAAAATTATAGTCCAAGTCCAAGTACAAATCCGAGTCCAAATATATGCAAAAATACGACACTTTACAACAATTGTGAGCAAATTATATATGATAATGGATTTACAAGTAATTATCAATATATTGATATGCCAATATTACATAAATTTAATAATAACAGTCTTGTCTTGCAAGCACTAAGCATTTATAATCTCTCAACTCCTGTTATAAGTTTAGCAATTCCAATCCTATTTATGCTATTACCGTTTTTTATAATCAAATTACAAGGACATAAAATTACACTAAAACTATATTTTAATCACTTAAAGTCTGTTTTTGCTAATCATATTATTGGTAAGCTATTTAGTTCGCTAAGTGAAACTAATTTGACAAATAAAATATATATATTTTTTAGTTTTGGATTTTATGTTTTTCAATTGTATTTGAACATAAATGGGTGTATTAAATATTTCCGTAATATTAAATATATGCACAATACATTGCAAGATGTAAAATTATATATTTTGGATACTGTGAAGAGCTACGAACATTTTTTGAGTTTTACAAAAGATTATGTCCATTATAAATTATTTAATGAGCGCATTACAAAAAACATCGCAATTTTTAAATCTTACTTATGCGAATTAAGAAAATTAACTCCTTATTCTTTAAAAATGAATAAATTATTTGAACTTGGTCAATTAATGAAATGTTTCTATTTTTTAAATAGAAATGACAGTTTTATTAGAAGCTTATATTTCTCTTTTGGATTTAATGGTTATGTTAAAAATATTGAGTCACTACAAAAGTATATTAGCAATAAAGTTATGAACTATTGCACTTATAATAATAATAAGCCTACTAACTTTAACAATGCTTATTTTGCTAATTTAAATAATATTAAAACTATTGAAACTATTAAAAATAATGAAATTATTGAATCTGATGAAAAACCTAAGCTTAAGCCTGTGAAGAATTCGTATAAGTTAGATAAAAATATAATCATTACGGGTCCGAATGCTTCTGGAAAAACGACACTATTAAAATCTACATTATTTAATATTATATTGTGTCAACAAATAGGATGTGGGTTTTTTGATGGTGCGTCTATTAAAGTATATGATTATATTCATTGTTATATTAACATTCCGGACACAGGAGGGCGTGACAGTTTATATCAAGCTGAAGCGCGACAGTGTAAAAATATACTACAACTTATTGAGAACAATAAAGATAAAAATCATTTTTGCGTATTTGACGAGCTTTATAGTGGAACTAATCCAGATGAGGCAATAACTACTGCTTATGGATACTTAAACCATTTAAATAAATTGAAAAATATCGATTATATGTTAACTACGCACTATAATAAATTATGCAAAAAATTAACTAAGCAAAACAATAATTTTTATATGAATGTTAAAACAAATGCAAGCGGAGATGACTTTGAGTATACTTATAAAATTAAAAAGGGTATTTCTAAGGTTAAAGGGGCATTAAAAGTTCTAAAAGATTTAGAATATCCTGATAATATTATAACAAATATGAAATTAAAATAACAAATAAATACAAATAAATACAAATAAATAATATTTATTCGTTAAACAATACTTAAAATAATATAGTTAAACATTAATAATAATGTCAATCTTATTTAAATTCGTAGGTTCTAGTTTTTTATTAACATTTGGTATTATATTATTAGTATGCGGTTCAATTATGTTATATAGCTACCGTAGAATTAATCTATTAGAGCGAAGCGTAATTGAGCACGGGAAAATATTACAAAGCTTTATTTTAAATTACAATATTCAAATGCAAAGCATTAATTCTTTATATAGTAAAAATAAATTTGAAAATGAAGAGACTAAGCAAATAAAAAAAATTAATTTAGGCGATAAAATATATGTGTCTGAAGATGAGTATTCTGAAAATGAATATATAGTAAATAATAATACAAATTCGCATATAAGCAAAGCAAACATAAGCAAAGCAAAGGATGATGATGATGACGAAGACAAAGACGAAGACGAAGATGACGAAGACGAAGAAGATGACGATGATGACGACGATGATGATGATGATGATGACGATGACGACGATGATGATGATGACGAAGATGATGTAAGCGAAGCAAACGATGACGACGAAGATGAAGACGATGATAAGGAAGCAGACGATGATAAGGAAGCAGACGATGATAAGGAAGCAAATAACGAAACAAATGACGAACTAAATGAAGAGACTAAAGAAGAAGATTCTTTAGAAAAACTATTAATATTAACTAAAAAAGAGTTTGAACAAAATCTAAAAGATTTAGGAGATTTTGAAGAGATTGATTTAAATAAACCTTATTTTTCAAATAGCGACGACGAAACATTTATTAAAAATTTGCCAGTAAATTTAGATACATTTAATATAGATTTAAACACTAATTCGAAGATTATTAATTTAAATACTATAGAAATTCCTGATCAAGAAACTGATGTTGCTATTGATGTTGTTGATAGCGGAGTTACTAAGAAAAATTATTCAAAAATGAAGGTGGATGATTTAAAAACAATAGCTGTTACAAGAAATTTAATAGACAATGAAACAGCACAAAAAATGAAAAAAGCAGATTTAATAAAAATTATACAAAATGCATAAACAAACAAACAAACATAACGTTTATTATTTATTAAAACAATAAACGTTAATTAAATAATAAATAATTTAATTATAAAATATAATAATTTTAATTATATATAATAATAATATGTCTTATGGTTCGTGTTCTAAGGGTACAAATAATATAAATACGAATTTTCCGCCTTTAATGGATGATACTAGACTATTTAGCGATTATTATTCGTCAGTATTAAACGACGAAATGCTTAAACGAAATAATAATATTAAAACTAATAGCGACTATAGGCATTATTTACAAGTTAATGCGCAATCTATTATAAGTAATAATCAATTACATTCGTGCAATGAATGCAGTGTGTGTCCGTATTATAGTAAAGCAAGTTTAGAAATAAATAAAGCTACTCCATATATATTTGAACATACATTATCAAATATTAGACCATATGGTTATGAAACAAGTGATTTAAAAGATTTATATTTATCTAGGCAAAAGCTAGACTCTCAAAAGCATGTTACAAAATATGTTATAAAACCTAATTAATTAATTTATTTATTAATTTATTTATTAATTTATTTATTAATTTATTTAATTATTTAATTGTTTATTTATTTATGATTTATTTTATAATTATAAAATATTTTATTATATTATTATTATAAAATGAACTTTTTCGATAGTTTGATGTCTCCGCTAAGCAAAGATCATTGTATGTTCTTTTATTATTTAGGATTATTAACTTTATTGTTGGCCTTATTTGCTCTCGGTGGTCTTATAATGGGATTATTTAAAAAACGCTCAGGCTATGCAATGGGAGCATATTTTATGTCTTTCTTAAGTAACATATTAATGTATTACACATTAAGAATTTATTATTCAATATGTATTGTAACATTACGCTAATAGCTTTATAAGTTATAAACAATAA